ATTACCTTTACAAACATTGATCTAGTACTGCAGCCGGGTGATAAGATACAAAACGTACCTACTTCCGCTGGTCATATTGACACTATTCTTACTGTAACAGAGACCTTTGTTCCAGTAGGGTAACGGGGTTGCACTATTGTCAGTAGTGTGGTATAACTAAGTATGATATAACTCTTGTGCATACAACAAGTATGCTCATGAAACAGGAGTTATAAACATGAAATGGTTAATTAATTGGTTTGAAGCAGTAGCAGTAGCACAACAACGCCGTGCAGACTATTGGCTCTTAAAGAATATGTCCGATAAAGAACTAAAAGATATTGGAATATCCCGTGGAGAGATTGCTCAAAAAGTCTTTTTAGGTTAAAAATCTATATTATAAATAGGTAGATGAGACTTTGGGAGGAGGCTCGTGGATCCAATTACCATAATGGCTGGAGCATCAGCTGCGTTTAATGCCATAAAAAAGGGTATTGAGGTAGGCAGAGGCTTGCAAGATATGTCTAGTCAATTGTCTCAGTGGGCAGGAGCCATGTCTGACTTAGGTCGGGCAGAAACAAAAGCTAAAAATCCCCCTTGGTGGAAATCACTAAGTGGGGGTGTAGAACAAGAAGCTATACAAATTTTTGCTGCTAAGAAAAAAGCAGAAGAAATGCGTAAGGAGCTTAAGCAATACATCTCATTTAGCATGGGTCCATCAGCTTGGGATGAACTTCTCCGAATTGAATCCCAAGTACGTAAGAGAAAACAAGAACAGGAGTACCGCAAAGAAGAAATAAAAGAAGCTATTATTAACTGGTCTGTTGGCATATTAGCTGCCCTTGTAGGATTAGTTATATTAACTGTAAGTTTTTATTTTCTCGGTACACAACAAGGAAAGTGGTAACACTATGGCTAAAAATCTAACCGAGAAGCAGCAAAAATTTCTCGACGTATTGTTCGAGGAAGCTGGCGGAAACCTAGTTAAAGCTAAAAAGCTTGCTGGGTACGCAGATGCCGTAACTTCTCGGCAAGTAGCAGAGCCACTGGCAGATGAGATTGCGGATCTGACCAAGAAGTTTATTGCTTCTTCTTCAACCAAAGCTGCATACTCAATGTTTGAAATTATGAACAACCCGACAGATCTGGGAAATAAAGAAAAGATGGCAGCTGCAAAAGATGTCCTAGATCGTAGTGGTTTTGTGAAGACAGAGAAAGTAGAAGTCTCTGCTGCAAGCCCACTATTTATTCTGCCTCAAAAAGATAATGAAGATAACTAAAACTTGGACACTACCTAAACCTGAAAAAATTGGTGAGGAATATGTCTGGAAAGCCGCAGTTAGAGTTGGAAGACATGTTCCATTTGGCTATAGACAACATCCAGACGATTGTGATATACTCTTACCAATTCCAGAAGAATTAGAATTGTTTGAAAAAGCTAAGGAGTTCTTAAAACGTTACAGTTATAGAGAAGTCTCTGCTTGGCTCAGTACTCAATCTGGAAGATATATTTCCCACGTAGGATTATACAAGAGAGTTAAAATTGAGCAAAAACGTAAGACAGAAGCTTCAACTCAACGTTACCTCGCCCAAAGGTACAAAGAAGCCCTTGAAAAAGCCGAGAGGTTTGAAGGTAGACAGCTCGGTCAAAAAGACTACCTCGATACCAGCCCAACCGAAACCTGAAGAAATAGATTTTGAACAAGCTGCGCAAGAAGTTATCTTTGAGCCAAACCCTGGACCACAGACATCTTTTCTAGCAGCAACAGAACAAGAAGTACTTTACGGAGGAGCAGCAGGTGGTGGTAAGTCGTATGCAATGGTTGCAGACCCAGTTAGGTACTTGGGTAACCCTAATGCACGAATGCTACTTGTTCGTCGTAGTACAGAAGAGCTTAGAGAACTTATATCGGTAAGTAAACAACTCTATCCAAAAGCTATCCCTGGGATCAAGTTTATGGAAAGAGATAAGACTTGGGTAGCTCCATCGGGTGCTACATTGTGGATGTCATATCTTGATAGAGATGATGACGTTATGCGATACCAAGGCCAAGCTTTTAACTGGATTGGCTTTGACGAACTTACACAATGGCCTAGCCCTTATGCATGGAACTACATGAGATCCCGTCTCCGTAGCACTAGGGCATCTGGATTGCCACTGTATATGAGAGCAACAAGCAACCCAGGTGGCCCTGGGCATCAGTGGGTAAAAAGAACGTTTATCGACCCTCAAACTCCGAATAAATCGTTCCCTGCCACTGACGAAAACGGAAACGTGGTTACGTGGCCAAAAGGTCATAGTCGGGAGGGTGAGTCTCTATTCAAAAGAAAATTTATACCGGCCACCCTCTTCGACAACCCTTATCTTTCAGACGATGGTCTTTACGAAGCTAATCTCTTATCCCTACCTGAACATCAAAGAAGACAACTTCTTGAAGGTGACTGGGACATAAATGAAGGTGCAGCTTTTCCAGAGTTTAACAGACAAAAACACGTTATTGACCCGTATGACATACCAAGTAACTGGACACGGTTTAGAGCTTGTGACTATGGCTACGGGTCTCACACAGGAGTTCTTTGGTTCACGGTAGTCCCTGGATCAGAACAACTAGTAGTCTACAGAGAGCTTTACGTATCTAAGGTCACAGCTACAGATTTAGCAGATATGATCTTGGATATCGAGAACGAGTCTAACGAGAAAATACGGTATGGAGTTCTTGACTCCTCTCTCTGGCATAATCGTGGTGATACTGGCCCCAGCCTAGCCGAGCAGATGATTATGAAGGGTTGTAGGTGGAGACCTTCAGATAGATCTAAAGGTTCTCGTGTAGCAGGTAAGAACGAATTACACAGACGTCTGCAGATAGATGAATTTACAGAGGAGCCTAGGTTAGTGTTCTTCAATACTTGTACAGACACAATCTCACAAATACCCGGTCTACCTTTAGATAAAAATAATCCTGAAGATGTAGACACACATGCAGAAGACCACTTGTATGATGCTCTTAGATATGGTGTAATGACAAGACCAAGAAGTAATATATTTGACTTTGATCCTGCATCGCAACGAACAGGCTTTCAAGCATCAGATCCAACTTTCGGATATTAAGGATAAGACATGGAAGAAGAATTTGAATCAATGGAAATGGATATGGAAGAAGCTACTGCTATCGAAGACGTAGCAGAAGAAGATTATTCTGATCCGTTGACAGGTCAGATTATCCAGTTCGTTAAGGATAAGTACAGTAAAGCTGAAACAGCTCGTCAGTTAGACGAAGAACGTTGGATTCAATCTTATCGTAACTATCGGGGTCTTTATGGCCCTGATGTACAGTTTACCTCTACAGAAAAATCCAGAGTCTTTGTTAAAATTACTAAAACAAAGGTTCTTGCTGCTTATGGGCAAATTGCAGAAGTACTATTCGGTGGTAATAAATTTCCTATTACCATTGATCCGACAGTTCTTCCTGACAATGTTCCAGATACAATTAGTTTTGAAACTAATCCGCAGTTAAATCAAGCAAAAGAAGAATCTGGAGGCTTGAATGCAGGGGAGACTTTCCCCCAGTATATGCAACGTGTAGGTAGCCTACAGCAAGATCTTGAACCTGTGGCAGACAAGGTTGAAGATAAACCAGGGAAAACACCTAGCTCAATCCAACTTCATCCAGCAGAAATTTCAGCTAAGAAGATGGAAAAGAAGATTCATGACCAACTAGAAGAATCTCATGCTAAAAAACATTTACGTGCTGCTGCATTTGAATCGGCACTATTTGGTACTGGGATCATGAAAGGCCCATTTGCTGTCGATAAAGAGTATGCAAACTGGGATGAAGAAGGTAACTACACTCCAACTTTTAAAACAATTCCACAAACTACTTCTGTGTCTATCTGGAACTTCTATCCAGATCCAGATGCTTCTACTATGGAAGAAGCTGAGTATGTAGTAGAACGCCACAAAATGTCTCGTTCACAATTACGTGCTTTAAAGAATCGTCCATACTTCCGTGAGAATGCTATCGACAATGCCCTCCGTCTTGGTGAAGACTACCGCAAAGAGTGGTGGGAACACATTATGGAAGACAACTCAGAAGAGGACAGGGCTGAACGTTTTGAAGTTCTGGAGTTCTGGGGTTTTGTAGACAGAGATATTATTGAAGACCAAGGGGTAGACATCCCTAAAGAGTTAAAAGATGCAGATCAATTAAGTGTAAATATCTGGGTTGCCAACGGACAAGTTATCCGTTTGGTAATGAATCCATTTACTCCGGCTTATATACCTTACTTTGCTGCACCTTACGAAATGAATCCATACAGTATTTTTGGCGTAGGTATTGCTGAAAACATGGATGACACACAAACACTTATGAATGGCTTTATGCGTATGGCAGTAGACAATGCTGCCCTATCTGGTAATTTGCTTATCGAGGTAGACGAGACTAATCTCGTCCCAGGGCAAGACCTCTCCGTGTATCCAGGCAAAGTGTTTAGGAGACAAGGAGGGGCACCTGGTCAAGCTATCTTCGGCACCAAGTTCCCTAACGTATCTAATGAAAATATGCAGATGTTTGATAAGGCTAGGGTTCTGGCTGATGAAAGTACTGGGTTCCCTTCTTTTGCGCATGGTCAAACTGGCGTTTCGGGTGTGGGCAGAACGGCATCTGGTATTAGTATGCTTATGTCTGCTGCTAATGGTTCTGTAAGAAACGTAGTTAAAAACATTGATGATTATCTCCTTGCCCCTCTAGGTAAAGCATTCTTCAACTTTAACATGCAGTTTGACTTTGACACTGAAATTAAAGGTGACCTAGAAGTTAAGGCTCGTGGTACAGAAAGCTTGATGGCTAACGAAGTACGTAGCCAACGTCTTATGCAGTTTATGCAGGTTGTTTCTAATCCAGCTCTTGCACCCTTTGCTAAAATGGATTATATTGTTCGTGAGATTGCCAAGTCTATGGATCTTGATCCTGATAAAGTTGGCAACAATATGGCACAAGCAGCAATCCAAGCTGAGATTCTTAAGAAGTTCCAACAAGAGAATCCACCGCCAGCACCACCTCCAGGAGCACCAGGTCCACAAGGACAAGCCCCACAGGGCCAAGGAGCAGCCCCTGGAGTGCAGGATACCGCAGGAGGCGGGGGTGGTAACATAGGAATAGGAACAGCCCCTCAGCCAGGAGAACAGGGCTTCTCAGGTAACACAGGACAAGGTCCAGTACAGTAATGCACAACCTAAAGCCTTTAGTAAATGATAAAGCTCTGTGGGAATCTTTTCTTGCAGAGCTTAACACCCGATTAGCTGAAGTCCATCGTCAGATGGAACAAGCAAACTCAGCAGAAGATCTGTACAGGCTACAAGGCCAAGCAGCTTGCCTTAATAAATTTAAGTATCTTAGGGAAAAAGTAAATGGCTGAAGTAGGTAAATCTACAGGGAAAAAGACTCAGGCTGGTCGTGAAGTATACGAAACACCTGATGGTGAAATGGTCTCTGAAAAATCTACTACTTTTAAATATAAAGGTAAGTGGATTAATGTACCTACCATCCATAATGGTTATGCTTATGACGATGACATACTTCGTATGATGCTTGATGCAGAAGTCATAGAACCCACAAGTATTCACAAAAGTAAAGAAGATGCTATAAAGTCTGCTATAGAAAGAAGTAAGTCTTTAAAGTTTGACAAAGGTGGCCTAGCTACTCAAACCGAAGAAGCTTTAGGCTGGACTGCAGAGGGTAAGAAGTTTGCCGATGCAAATCCTGTAAAAGTAAAAGAAAACCAACAGTCTACTGCACTATCAATTGCTGACGTGCCAGTCTTTGATAGACCTATGGATGCTAGTGAAAATGATAGGTGGACTGGTGTTCAAGA